TCTTTCGGGGTACCTAATCCAGGATGTTCAGTTGTATATCCTACACCTTTAACACCAAATTGACCATCTTTAACATAATGCATTGGATCCTTTTCTAAGTTTTTCAAAACAATATCTCTAATTTGTTCTACTGTTTTGTCCTCGTTTTTAGGATCTTTCATTTCAGCATAATAGCCTTTCATCAATTGACCATAGATAACATTATCTAGGTTTTTCTTATCAGAATGATCATATCCTTTTTTATTATCTTCTTCAACTTGTTTGGAAGTTTTTTTCAATTCAGCTTTTTCGTCTTCTTCTTGAGATTTTACGGTTTTACCCTTAACTTCTTTAGCTTTGATTTGTGGATCTTTTGCTTCTTCCAAGAATTTTTCAAATGCAAGCTCAAATGATTCTTTTTTAGACGGCTCAATTGTATTAATAGGTGTTATACCTACTAAGTTTTCATTGATAATGCCTTTTTGTTTAAGGATAGTTGATGTTTCCTCAAATGTAGCGGCATTACGAATGTAATTTGGGAATTGGCGTTTTGCTTCATTCAAAAATACACCTTTGTGTCCTTTTCCTTCTTTAATTAATTGGTATTGTTCGTTAAGGGTTTTCATTCTTCTCCGTTTAATAATTTTATTGCGTCTTTTAAAAATTGTAAAGCTAAACCTGTTGATCTTACAACTTGATATGAACTTGGATCACCATTATATGCCCCAATCACTGCATCTTGGGCATTATCAAATGCCGGAGATAAAGATGTTTGGATCAATTTTTCAATTTGAGCCAAATTGTCAAGTTCTTTTTGTTGAAACTCATTATATTTGTTATCGTCTTCAAATAATTTTTTTACCTCTAAACCAGATCCTTTAATTTTATCTGGGACTGGTTTCCAGCCTAGTTTATAGTAGTATGGGTTTTTTACTCCTTTTTCGTTGGTACCTTTTTTAAAGGAATATTTAGTAGCATATTGTGCCCCTTCACCTGGGGTAAAAGAAGCACCACCAACACCTGTAGCAGACATTTCTTTTATCTGCTTAAGTTTTTCTTTGATGATATTTTTAATTTTATCACGCATTTACTACTTCTAATTCAGTTAATAAATCACAATATTGTAAAAGATCAACCAAATCATTATCCGTTACCTTATAGTTTTTATCTGCTGGTTTGATTAGGGAAATGATTTCGCTAATTTTAATTTTAGTAACCGGGTCTTTTGTTTGTTTATTTAAAGATATTAATTCATTTTTAATCTCGTTTGATTTCGTAATGTAAAATTCTTTCAATCTTGGAGTATTGTCAATAGAATTAATAAGTTCTTTTAGAATAGATTTTTGATGCGTGTTTAATTCATCATATTTAGTGTTAAATTTTTCAAGAATTACACGATACGCTAAAATACGAGTATCTTTATCTTCTTTTCTAAATTCCTCTAATACTGTTTCTCTAACTTTACTTTCTACAATTGGAGCAGCAGTTAAATGTTCCAAAATAGTTACCTTATTTGTGATAATATTTTCAGGATTAACATTGGGAACATTATTGTATATTTCCATTAAGGTATAGAAAGCAGCCTGTATTTTATAGTTTGGGAGTTTGTGGTTAAAAAACTCATTCAAATCATAATGTTTCTGGATTTCGGAAATTAGATTATATTTTTGTTTTTTAATTGCTCTTCTATTGAGATTTTTAGATGATTCTAAAAGAGTGTCAATAACTATATTGGCCTTTACTTCGGTTAAGCTAGTACGATTTAAAAGAGCCTCATATAACTTATATTCTTTTCCTAATTCTGTTTTAACAAAATATTTTTTAAGGATGCTTTTAACAGGGGAATCTTTACCTTCCAATGTATCAGCTGTTATTTGTCTAACAAGTAATTCAAAAAGAATACCCGAATTTTTATACTTCGAATGTTTAATCTTCATTCTGTGGTAATTAGTTTATTTATAAATATATTAAGATTTGTTAATCACGTATCTGGTTTTCATCTAATAGTGATTCTTTTTTCTTATCTGCTTCAAATACTAATTGTTTTCTTGAAATCGGAATTTTATTTAACATGTTTTCTTGAGCCGAAGATAATGATTTGGTCTCTAAAGCCAATGGAGAACCGCCCTTATATTGCGGTCTTATGGAATCTGATGAGTCATTATCTTTTTTCATTCCTAATGATCCAATTCTATCTTTACCAAAAGCATCATTTTGAGTATTTCTATCTGTTGTTTTTTCTTGTGGTCTTCCTAGATCTTTTTCTTCATCATACCCTACAGGAACTTCTCCGTTATCATATCTACCTCTACCGTATAGAGCAGCTAGATCATGTGGAGTACCATATGATTGGCCAGTTTCAACTGGATCGTTTCCTTCGGAGGTGATTTGAGTTAATCTAAATTTACGTTTAGCATCCTCTCTAATTAGATCTCTATAACCATCGTATTGGTCTTCGCTCAAGTGGAATATATGTTCATATACCCAATCAGAAGGTAGTAATCCATTTTCTATAATTTGATTGGAAAGTTCTACTTTATCTTTCATTAAAGCAATTCTTTCTTGATCATAAATGATAGATGGAGTTGTTAATGATAATTCAAAGTTTGTTAAACTTTCCCCTCTATACCCTTGAGTATATAAATGAACTAATGCAATTTTGTTTAATTCTGAAAGGATAATACGTTGGATTCTATCAATTGTGCGGGCAAAACGAATATCTTCTGCTGCTAATGTTGCTTTACCTGTTAAATCTTTCTCGTATCCTAAGAACGCTTTTGGTATTTTAAGTGCAGCAAATAATTTATCTCTTAAATAAATTACGTCAGTAATACCATCATATTGTAAACCTTGAAGTGTATCAATTTTGGTTGCAGAATCTGCTCCTCTAATGGGGATATAAAAATCTTCAAGTAAGTTTTGCATATTATACTTCAAGTTATATTCACCTGTATTTTGGTCAATATATGGAGTACGTTTCATTTTGGAAATTGTTTTTTGCATGAAGTTTTCTACTTCAGTAGGTGCAATATTTCCAACATTAATATAAAATATACGTTTTTCTGGGGCACGAACAATACGATGGATCAACATTGCATCCTCCATCAGCGTATATTGTTTAAACAATTTACGACCTGGTTCTAGGTATGATCTACCATATGGTAAGAAGTTTGTATCTGTAAGTAATCTGAAATGGGCTATTTCATAATTGTCAAAATACAAATTGTTTCCTTGATCTTTTGTATTGGGGATATTGTAATATCCATAACTAGATGCTCCAATTCCATCGGGGTCAAATCTAAATCTAACGGATGCTGGGTTTTCTACATCAAATCCCTCTTGTCTTTCCATATGGTAAGCAGAATACGGGATAACATTATATACACCATATTTTTCAGCAATTTCTAATTTTAAAAAGAAATCACCATATTTACACATATTACGGATCCAAGGCCATAAATTAAATTCAATGTTTAAAACATCATAGAATAAATTGTATAGAATTTTTTGTACATCTTCATCCGAACTACGGATTTGAAGTACTTCTCCCATATCATTTTTTAATGTACTCTCGTCAGCTATAATATCTAAAGCAGAAGCAATAATTGCATCTGTATCCATTGCATCATACTCTGAATAAAGAGTAGGGCGCAACATTTGATAGTTAAATGAATTTTGATAACCGTATAATGAAGTAGCAGAGTTGGTATATATTCGATTGAATCTATCTACTAATGAGTTGGTTTGTAATTCTCCGGATTGTTGGATTTTATTGACGTCCATAACCCGAAGTTGGTTGCCTCCTTGGTTACGTATGATAACGTCTGTTGAAAACAATCGTTTTAATCTAGAGAATAATGTAGTATCTGCCATTTTTTATTTGTAATATAATAATAAATATTGAAAAAGCCAACGAATTTAAAGCAGCCATCGTATATCTTCCTCCCCCCCATATGGATTATCTATTTTCCAAGGATTTTCGTTCAAACCATTATTTGAATAACCACCTGCGAAATTATGTTTAGTAGTAGCCATGCTTTGAAGCATACTTTTAGTTAAATCTATTCCGTGTTGTTTAAATTTAAATGAAGTATCTCGCATAAATTGACCCATTGCAAATGACATTACAAGATCATCATTGTAGCCTGATTGGGCTTCTGCTCTGCCATTTTTCCAAACGAATACTTTCATTTCTTCTATCAAACGTTTGGATTGGAATACTACACCTTTATCAGATAATGCTTCTTGGAATTTTGAGATACAAAGTGGTCTAGTTCTAGTGTTCATCGTAAAACCAGGTACCATTTTACTTGTATCCATATATTCAGAGAAATATGAATCGGCATTTATTTCACCACTTTTTGGTGAATGGTATAAGTTTGGATATCCTCTTTCAATAATAGTTTGGATAGTAGACCATCCTATATTTGCATTTTCAACAATTAGTAAAGCATTATTGTATTCTGTTGATATACCTACAAGTAAATGTCCAAATTCTTTTGTACCAATTTGTCCTTTATATTCACCTACTTGTGTATTTGTTTCAATATCTAAAATATGAAACGCAGAATAATCTCTAGAATCACCTCTAGCAACATCCGCTAAAACCATATACGAACGAGAATAATCCGCGGGCTCCCATATCCAAAGGTTTCTGTCTGCTCCGCGTTTCTCTAATGGTTCTTTCACATATGTTTTTTCATAGAACTCTAAAAATTCAGGATAAAAAACTGTATCACCTGAATTGGAAAAATCACAATCACACTCTTGGGCTGCTAATCTAGGGTCACCTAATAATTCATCTTGTTTATCTCTCCATGATTGGTCTCGTTCTGGGTGGACCATCCATGGTAATCTGATGGGTAAGAAATCATTTTCTTGATTTTCTGCTCTAACCCATGTCTGATGGAACCAGTTACCAGTACCATAAGGGGTAGATAATACAATAGCTCCACCACCCGTTGCTAGGGTTTGTTGAGCTGACGCCCATGTTTCAGCTATATTTTCAATGAATGCTGCCTCGTCAACTAATAGCAAAGATACTGCTTCTGATCGTGCTGCGTCACTATTAGATGATTTTGCTTTAATTTGTGAACCGTTAGATAATTTTAGGGTTAATTTGTTGTTTTCATCGCATGGTACTTTAAGCCAGCTAGGTAAACTTTCGTACATAAAACGCACTTTAGTTACCATG